GCACCCGACGCCGCGGCAGGCGAGCGGGACCACTGCACCGCTGACGTGCCGTTCGGGATAACCCGCCACCGGCTGCCGTCCGACAGCGTCGCAGCCTGCCCGAGGAACGCCGCGGTCGGCAGCGTCAACCCGTTGACGTACACGTCCTCGCCGGCGAACTGACGCAGATCCGTCGTCGGCGTCGCACCCGACATTGGTGCCGTCGTGCGGGTGAACGACCACAGTGGGAAGAACCCGGCAGGCTGCGAGCCGCTCGCGTAGTAGTTGAGGGTGAGCCTGCCACCCAGGTCAGCGCGCGCATCGTTGGCGGTGGTCTGCGTGACACCGATGAAGTAGGTTCCGGCAGTCGCCGGGATCGTGAACGCCGCCGACGCGTCACGCGTGAACACGAAGCCGTCGACCCGGCACTCCATCAGCCCGACCGTCGCAGAGTCACCAGACAGCGTCAGCGCCGCCGCGTTCGTCGTCAGCGACGTCGCACGCACCAGCCCGTCGCCGTGCGCCTCAATCTTCGACCAGATAGCACCGGTCAGGTTCGTGTCAGCCGACGACTGCTGACCGAGGCCGGCAGCCGTCGAGTTCTTGACGACCGGGCGGGTGTAGTCCGTCACGGCTGACCCCTTCTCAACGCTGCTTGAATCGAACGGATCTGCTGCTGTGTACGGGTCACACCTGCGTTCGGGGAACCGACGAACCCTTGCCGGGTCGTCGCCTCAGCCGCAAACGACGTTTCCACGCGTCGCAGCCGTTCCACGATGAAGTCACCGTCCAAGTCGAGCCCGACCTTCGCACCGATCGGCACATCGGCTCCGAGGCGCAGCGCCGGGTCGTCGGGGATCGTCGCGGACACCTCGACGAGGGTGATGACATCAGCGAGCGCGTCCATGATCGCATCGTCAATCTCGAAGGAGTCCGTGGTCTGCCGCTGGTCGATGAAGGACTCGATGCGACCCCACAAGGTCTGTGCGGACACGTTGGAGCCTTCGCGACCGATCCGTGCCACGCCTACCCCACCAGCAGCGGCGAGCACATGCGTGGACTCTGGCCGCTCGTAGCGCAGTGACCAGTCCTGAGCGATCACACCAGGCCCGCCGACGTCGGGGGTGCCGTACTTAGCGGTAGCGGACAGGTCGCCCGGTGCGGTGACCTCGAGGATGAGGTTCGCTCCGTTGGCGACGATGCGGGTTCGCAGCCCGCTCAGCTCGCCGAGCTCGGCGACGGACTCGCCTAGGTTGTTGAACCGGTATGAACGTTTCCGAGTGGAGCCGCGACCGAGCGAGGTCGGCATCGTCAGACCTGACAGCCGGCGAGCGGTGAGCGCGCCCGGCCCGAGGTTCTTGTTGACGAGGTCGATGATCGCCGCCTCAGCGTTCGTGTTCACGCTGTAATAGGCGGATGCCGTCTGCGCCGTCCACGCGGATGCGGGCACCGGGTAGATGATCCGACCCCACATCCACAGGTCGAACGACGTCCATGTGACCGTGCTCGTGTCCTGCCCGGTCTTCTCGATCTTGGTGTAGAAGCCCAGCCACGGACCGGACGTGTCCGGTCCCTCCAACGTCACCGACGCGCCAGGCTGCGCGAACGTGCGGAGCAGGTCCGTCGCCCCGGTGACCTCGAGGACGTCAGGAAGGTTGAACTGCTCCGTGAGCTGTCCCGACCAGCCCTCCGACGAGTCCACCATGACACCCAGCACACCAGCCGGGGAACGGTAACGCAGGATCACGGCCAAGCCGTCTCATACAACGCAGTCCCGTACACGCTGATCCTGGTCGCTGACGTCGCACCGGTCGCCACAATGTCAACGGTCGTGTTCCCCACCGGCAGCGCGCCACCAGTACCCCACTTCGGTGAGGCGCTGATGAGGCTCCACGAGGACACACCCTGCAACGTCGCCGACTTGCGGCGCCCGTTGTCTGTGGTGCCGGTGTCGAGGATGAACGTCTGCCCGGTCGGGACGTTGCCGATGGTCACGTCCAGCCCGGCAGGGGAGGTTACGTGCGTCGTGGTCGCCGGCCCGACCACGCGAACCTTGCATGGCGACGGCACGTCACCAGCGACACGCACCGGGACACCCACACCGAGGACACGGTCGGACGAGATGACGAGGTCGTACTGAGGTTCGGTCGCGACCGCTAGGAACGGATCGTCGGCTCCGATGCCGACGTCGAAGATTCCCCAGGTCTCACCGCGCCAGTACGGGGACACCGCGAGCAGCCGAGCGTCACAGGTGGACCAGTAGGTCCCGCCGTTCGCGATGCCTAGGTTGCCCTCCATACCGTCCACGTAGGTCACGCGCAGGTAACGGGTGCCTGTGCCGTCAACTCCGGTCGCGACGAGGTCGAACGTGCCTTCGTTGAGCGCGTAGTCGGTGGCGCGGTAGTCGAGCAGCGCCCGAACCTTCGCCAGCGCCGCGCGACTGGTGCGGACGTCGCCGCTCGGGGAGTCGAACAGGAACGGGATCACAACCTCACGCGAGCCCGTTGAGAGCTGCGTGAGCCGCTGCCCGTCGAGGCCGGGGAAGTCCTGCGCCGTCACCCGACGAGGCGGGATCTCCAAGCCGGTAATACCGGACAGCATCAGCACCGCGTCGTCGTCAGGGAACGCCATCTGCACACCAGCGAGCGACGCGAAGTCGAGGCGACGCCCGTCCGTGACGATGCGGAGGTCGCCGCCCGGGGTGGTCGTGACGTTGGCGAGCAGCGGCACGAGGTCAGCCTCCCACCGGGATCAGGTTCTCCCGGCGACGTGCGCGCATCTCCACCTCGCGGGCGACCTGCTCCGGTGTCGCACCGACAGGCCCGTTGAAGTTGTAGGTGTCGCCGCCACGCCCGACCGCCGCAGCGGTCTTGTTCGCGGGGATGATGCGAGCGCCGCGAGGCACGTCCACGATCTCAGGACCGCGCTCACCAACCCAGGTCGGGCCACCGCGCCAGTTGTCCGTGCCGGCAGCGTTGCCCGGCATGCCGTTGCCGCCGTACTTGCTGAACCGGATCTGCACCTGCGCGTTCGCGGACCAGTCACGCGACCGGTAGTAGGCGGCGACCTCATCCGCTGACCGCTTCGCCGCTGCCGTGTCCAGCGAGATCGTCAGCTTCTTGTCGACCTTCGCCAGCGCCGCGTTCGTGTCGTCCTTGAACTTCGACACGTTCGCGGCAGCAGCCTTCAGTTTCGGACCCAGCCCTGGCACCCACCCGAACGCCTTAGCTGCACCCGACACGAGCGCGCTCACCACGAGCAGGAACATCCCGATAATCGTCTTGAACGCAGACACGGCGACCTTCGCGAGGGTCAGCGCGCCGACCTTCACGACGTAGAACGCGTTGTCAACGATGTTGCGGAACGTCTCAGACTTCTTGTAGGCGATGACGAGCCCGACCACGAGCGCGGCGATGAGCGCGATGACGATCCCTATCGGGTTCGCTGCTAGGACAGCGTTGAAGATTCCCTGAGTGATGGCCGCGATCTTCACGGCAGCCGCATAGGCGAGGAAGCCCGCGACAACAGTCATGATGACCGGGGCGAACTTCTTGAGGATGTTGTAGGTCTCCGACAGGATCGACCACACCGTCTTCATGATCGCCGCGAACGTTCCGCCCGTGCCCGTTCCGTTCTGCATGCCGGTGACGAACTGCGAGAACGCGGGGATGATCTTCTCAAGGAACAGCCTCTGCAACTTGTCCAGCAGCGGCAGCAGCGCGGTACCGACCTGCTCCTTGAAGTTGCCGAACGCCACACTGAGCTTCTCGCCCATCGTCGCGGACGCGGCAGCGGTGCCGCCGACCTGCGACTCAACCTCCTTGAGGATGATCTTCTGCGCGCCGAGCACGTCGCCGGATTTGACCAGCGTCTTGATCTGCGTCTTCTGCTGCTCCGTGAACGTCACACCCGCACGGCCCAGCGCAGCCATACCCTTGACGGGATCGTTCAACGCCTTACCGAGCTGCTTGCTCGCCGAGTCGATCGAACCGAACCCGGCCTTCGACAGATCCACGGCGGCAGCGGTCGCGCGGTCGAAGATCGCCGCGCCCTGGCCGGCCTCGTTGCGGACGTTCTTGAACGTGAGCAGCAGGTTCGCGCCGACCTGCACAGCCTCGTCATCGACGCCGGTCTTGTTGCTGATCGCGGTGGACAGCGCACCGACCTGCGCGGCGCTGACCTTCGCGGCGCCACCGGTCGCCTTGATGATCTGCGCGGTGATCGCGCCGACCTTCTGCGCCTCCCGCGCCTCAGCGATCGAACCCTTCAGGAAGTTCGTTGCAGCCGTAAACGCGAACAGGCCGGTCAACCCGACCAGTGCGCCCTTCATGGCCCCACCGAACGCGCCACCGAACCGCTTACCGGACTCCTTGCCGGCACGGTCGCTCGCAGACACCAACGGCGCAGCAACGCCCTGCTGAAGCTTCGACGAGAACCCACGGAACGACGGAACGATAGTGACGAATGCGGAGCCGACCTCAGCCACGGTTCAGCTCCTTCGCCTGCTGGTGTCTTTCACGGAACGCGCGAGCCTTCGCCAACGCCTCATCAGCCGCCGACGACTCCTCGCCACCAGGACGAGGCAGCGGCTTCGGCGCGTCACGACCCTTCGCAGCCGCCGCCGTCTTCTGCCACACAAGCACGTTCAGCCGGTCGATGATCGACAGGCTCAGATGCTCCTCGACAGTCCACGCGTTCGCCTGACCCATCGCCCGCCATACCTGCGCGCCCGCCGGCAGGTTCACCGCCAGCGTCGCAGCCCGGCGCGGTGTCATGGTGCCGCGCCACAGGTCGAGCAGGTCGATCCGGTAGAACCGCTGGAAGTCCGCCTCGAGCGCCTCCTCGTGCTCCGTCAGGAGGTAGAGGAGGCTTCGGAGTTTGGGAGCTGCTCCATGAGGAGATTAAGGAAGCGTTCGGTCGGCTCGCCCGGCACGCGCCCGTCAGGGGTGCGGACCTGATCCTTGAACCGCGCCCACTGGTCGAGCCCGACGTAACCGCGGATCGCGGTCACCGTCTTGCCGTCCTCGAGCATCTCCATGAGTTCGACGTTGTCGAGTTGCTCGCGCGGGATGGTGTAACGCTGGCCGTCGAACACGAACGAGGCGTCCTGCTGCTTGGCTTCGGCTTTCGCCTGCCGGTCTTGCGGTTGTTTCCTTGCTGCTGGCATGTCTTGCTCCATCGCGGGGCGCGGGTTGACACCGCCCTCGGAACCCGCGTGATCCGAGGGCGGTGGTTGAGGGGTTACGGCCCGACGATGCCAGGCGAGTTCGTGATGATCGTGTAGTCACCGGACAGTGTCACGGTGAAGTCGTATACCGTCATGTTGTCCTTGTTGTGGACCAGTTCGGCGACCTCGGAAACCTCACCGTAGCCGACGACCCGCTTCGTGTAGGCGCCGTCCTTCATGTCGAACACCCAGTAGCGGAAGTCGGTGCGGGTCTGGTTCGTCACGACCATCGTCGCGACACCGGTCGCCACAGTCGGGGCGACGCCGCGGTAGTACAGACCAGCGGTGACCGCGTTCTCTTCGAGCGCCTGGAAGTGGACAGTGTCCTTATTGCTGGTGTGCTTCGACCGCATCAGCGTGCCGGACCAGTCGAAGAAGTCAGCCGACTCCGACTCACGCCCGAACGTCGCGCCGTCCTCGGAGCACCAGCCGACCTCGGTGTAACCCGCAGCCGGCGCCGCGAGCGCGGTCGGCGCGGTCGGCGCAGCCGCGCCGTAGGCGGAGCAGTACACGCCATAACCGGCGTCGCCGTAGATGCGGACATTTGCTAGGGCCTTCGCCATCGTCTGTTCCTTACGTGTCTTGCTGCCCGCGGAAGGTCAGCTCGGTTGCTATCAACTTCTGGACTTGCCCTGACTGGTCCGGCACGGGCGACGGACCAGAGATAATGTCAACCCGAGCGACCGGGTCGACGCTGCCGGCAGCCCACAGGAGAGCGGTCACCAGCCGAGCTAGGTCGGTGCATTCCTTCTCGGACCGACCCCACACGAGCACAGTCATGCGCGCCACGTCCCGCAGCACGTCGGTGCGCGGGCCTCCGTCGCGGCGGAAGATGACCATGCGGTCCTGGCGGGTCGTGGGGACCGCGGAGCCGACGAACACGTTGGCGGCGTAGGTCTCAGCGCGGGCAGCGAGCGCGGCCCGCATATAGCCCGTCGCCCACAGTTGCGCGTCGGGGTGGATCACGACGGGCGCGGTCATCGCAGCGACCTCGCCAGGTTCCCCGTCGCAGCCTCCACGACCATCGCATACGGCACATCGGCGACCACGTGCGCGACGACACGGCTCGGATGGTCAACGACTTCGACGTGAATGGAACGCTGATAGTCGCCGGACTCGACCGGGGCGCCACCTCGAGCCGCAGCCGCGACAGCCTCGGCGTGCTGGACCATGAGCGCGCGGACCTCCGCGGAGTGCGGCAGACCACCGAGCCCAGGGTCAGTTACGACCCGCACAGTTGCAGCCATCAGCCGCCCACCATCCCGATCTGAACCACAGTGCCGGCATGCCAGCCGGTGAACGGGCTGCGCCACTCAGCGGGGCGACCTTGGATCTCGTACCGCTCGCCGCGCAGTTCGACACGCCACAGACGATCGAGGGTGATGAGGTGATCGAAGTACAGACGGAAGCCGACGATCACAGCCTGCCGACCATCCTGCAACGGCTCCTCCGATGCGATGGGCTCGACAGCGGCCTCGTCGTCGTGGACAGCGACCGCGGTGGACCAGTCATCGACGGTCTGGTTCGAGTAGGGGTCGGTCGTGGTGCCGGGACGCAGGAACGTCACCGGCTCGCCGTTGCGGATGCTCACGCCACGCCAGCCAGGAGCGCATACCGGGCCACCACCGGGTCGCTCACGGCGCCCGCGCGGAACGTCTGCGACTCCGAGAACGGCCCGACACTGGTCGAGGACTGCGACACGCCAGGCGGGCGAGGAGCGGCAGCAGCACGAGCCGCAACGACGGGGTACAGGTCCAGTGGGGTCGAGGCGTAACCGTGGGTCACGTCAACCTCGACGACACCGACCGACCAGCCGAACCGCGACAAGTACAGTTGCGAGCCGAGCTGAACCCAACCCGACACGGACACCGGGGAACCGGTGGACAGGTCGCGTACCGCGCTGATCGCGGTGACCCGCCTCGACGGCAGCGGCAGCCACGTCCCGCCGTAGGACTCGAGGCGCAGCGTCTCCGTCACGACCGGGGCGATATGCCATCCCGCTTCGGCCCGTACATCGGCGCAGGCGGCCTCAACAGCCGACTCAGTGAACGGGGCACCCTCTT